CATCACGAAGCTGGACTCCAGCCATATTCAGGGCATTCCCGATCTGCTGATCCTTTTCGGCAGCAAATGGGCTTGTCTTGAATGCAAGAAAAGCAAGGGTGCGCCGCATCAGCCTAATCAGGACTATTATGTGGGACGGCTGAATGAAATGTCCTTTTCAAGATTCATCTTTCCCGAGAACAAGGAGGACGTTATCCGTGAATTGGAACAGGCATTCAGATCTTGAAGGCACACATGCCTTTCTGAGCGCCAGCAAGTATCACTGGCTGAATTATTCCGACGACAAGATCGCCGAGAGTTATTCCAGTTATATTGCTGCGCAGAAAGGAACTGAACTGCACGAGTTTGCAGCGCACTGCATCAAGCTTGCGCAGAAATTACCCAAGAAGCAGCTGACGCTCAACATGTATGTCAATGACGCCATTGGCTACAAGATGATGCCGGAACAGCCGCTTTACTATTCCACGAATTGCTATGGCACTGCAGACAGCATTTCCTTCAGAAATGGCAAGCTTCGGATTCACGATCTGAAGACCGGAGCGACGCCGGCCAAAATGGAGCAGCTGATGATTTATGCTGCTCTTTTCTGTTTGGAGTACAAGGTAGACCCGACGAAGATCGAGATGGAGCTTCGCATCTACCAGAACAACGAGGTGCTCTATCACTGCCCGACTGCTGAAGAGATTCAGCCGAAGATGGAAAAAATCATTCGTTTTGACAAAATCATTACCAACATTCGAGAACAGGAGGAATAAGCCATGGAGTTCGAAGGCAACGAAAACCGGAATGATCTGCTGATTCATTATGGTACGCCCCGACATTCCGGGCGTTATCCCTGGGGTTCCGGTGATGATCCGTATCAGCATAGCGGCAACTTTGCCAGCCGTGTACAGGAATTGAGAAAGCAGGGGCTTTCGGAAAAAGAGATCGCTGCTGCCGTGGGATGCAAGAATACCAGCGACCTTCGCGTGCAGTATTCCCGCTCCATTAACGAAATGCGCGGCGACCGCATCGCGACTGCCCGCTCCCTCAAATCGGACGGACTGAGCAATGCCGAAGTAGCACGCAAAATGGGCATCAATGAAAGCACGCTGCGGAGCCTTTTAAACGAGCACTCCGAAGCGCGCATGAATGCTGCACAGAAGACGGCCGATTTTCTTCGCCAGCAGGTGGATGAAAAAGGTATGATCGATGTGGGTATCGGCGTGGAGCGCGAGCTGAACATCAGCCGCGAAAAGATGACGCAGGCGCTGAAGATATTGGAAGATGAAGGCTATGTGTGGTATGGCGGCGGTGTTCCGCAGGTAACCAACCCCGGCAAGCAGACCAATATCAAGGTGCTGTGCCCTCCCGGTACCGAGCACAAGGAAATCTATGATTTCGAAAACATCCATACCATTAAAGACTATGTTCAGCGTTACGACGAGGATGGTACGGAGCGGTTTGAGAAGAAGTTTGAATATCCTGCATCCATGGATTCTTCCCGTCTGATGATCCGTTTCCGCGACGATGTTGCGCCTGACGGACACACCGGTGTTGAGAAGGACGGCACGGTAGAGATTCGCCGCGGCGTGAAGGATCTGGATCTTGGTGAAAGTCATTACGCACAGGTGCGAATCCTGGTGGATAATGACAAGTACATCAAGGGCATGGCGTTCTATTCTGACAACCTTCCGGATGGCGTGGATGTGGTGTTCAATACGAACAAGACGCCCGATCAGGCCGGAAAGGTGCTCAAGCCCATTAAGACGGATGATCCGTCCAACCCCTTCGGTTCGCTGCTGCGCGAAGAAGGCGGTCAATACCGGTATGTGGATGAGAATGGCGAGCGCAAGCTTGGTCTTATCAACAAGACCCGTCAGGAAGGCGACTGGGGTGAATGGGCAGATGCGCTTCCTTCCCAGTTCCTGAGCAAGCAGCCGATGACGCTGATCAACAGACAGCTGGATCTTGCCAAGCAGGACAAGCTTTTGGAGTTTGACGATATCTGCTCGCTGACCAATCCGACGGTAAAGAAGCAGCTGCTGGAAAGCTTTGCCAACGACTGCGACGCTGCTGCGGTACATCTGAAAGCCGCTGCGCTGCCGAGACAGAAGTATCAGGTAATCCTGCCGGTATCCACCCTCAACGACAACGAGATCTATGCGCCCCGATATGAGGACGGCGAAACGGTTGCACTGATTCGCTATCCGCACGGCGGCACATTTGAGATCCCGATCCTGAAGGTGAACAATAAGCATCCGGATGGCCGCAAGATCGTAGGCAATACGGCGGCTGACGCTGTGGGTATCAACTCGAAGGTGGCAGAACGCTTGTCCGGCGCTGATTTTGATGGCGATACAGTCATGGTCATTCCCTGCAATTCCGGAAACAGCAAGGTGAAGATCACTTCCACCAAACCGCTTGAGAAGCTGGAAGGCTTTGATCCGAAGATGGAGTATTCGGAGCGCCCCGGCATGAAGTACATGAAGTACAAGAACGAGCAGGGCAACACGATCGACTATACCCAGAAGGAAATGGGTATGATCTCCAACCTGATCACCGACATGACGCTGAAGGGCGCCACGACGGATGAGCTTGCCCGTGCTGTTAGGCACTCCATGGTTGTCATCGACGCTGGTAAACACAAGCTGGACTACAAGCGCAGCGAAGAAGAGAACGGTATTGCCGCTCTGAAGAAGCGCTACCAAAAGTATACCGACGAAGATGGCAACGAGCATGAGGGCGGCGCATCTACGCTGATCTCCAGAGCCAAATCCCCTGTGCAGGTACTCAAGCGCAAGGGACAGCCCCACATCAATGAGAAGGGCAAGGAATGGTATGATCCTTCCAAACCCGAGGGGGCGCTGGTGTACAAGGAAGTTGTTGAAGAATACACCGACAAACATGGCAAGAAGCAGATTCGCAAGCAGGACTCTACCCGCATGGGTGAAATTGATGACGCCCACCGTCTGTCTTCCGGCACTCAGCAGGAAAATGCTTATGCCGATTATGCCAACGCCATGAAGGACCTGGCCAATCGTGCCCGTCTGGAATACGCCCATACAGGGAAGATGGAGCATAAGTCCTCCGCTACCGAAGTGTATCGCGATGAAGTGAACAAGCTGGAAGCCCAGCTCAATGAAGCGCTGCGCAATGCACCCAGAGAGCGAAAGGCGCAGCTGGCAGCCAACAGCGAAGTGCAGGCCATGAAGAAGGCGAATCCCAGCATGACCAGCGAAGAGAAAAAGAAGGCCGGACAGCAGGCGCTCAGCCGTGCGAGGGCCAAGTATGGCGCAAGCCGCCGGGCGATTGACATTACGCCCCGCAGCTGGGAAGCCATTCAAGCCGGAGCGATTACGGAAACCACGCTGAAAAGCATTCTGCGCTTTGCTGACATTGATCAGGTTCGTTCGTATGCCACGCCGAGGACGACGAAACAATTATCCCCCGGCAAAGTGGCGCGCATTAACGCGCTTCGAGCTTCTGGTCACACAACTTCGCAGATTGCCAATGCGCTTGGCGTTTCTACGACAACTGTTTCCAACTATCTGAACGGAAAGGAGTAAACGAGTATGGCGAAAGCACAATGCATGCTGACGACGATCGATAATCCGTACAATCCGTTTACTCAGTTCAGTAAATGGTTCATGTACGATACGGAGAAGGGTTACGACTCGTCTGCTTATCTGGACCGAATTGCGCATACATCTGACGAACTCAGCGAGGAAGAAAACGCAGCTGAGATCGAAAGGGCAATCGATGAGATTATAAAATATGATTTCACGAATATGCGCAAGAAAATATACGATATTTGATATCATATTCACCTAAAACAGAGCTAATGGGTATAGGGTGGGGGTCTCGAAAAAGGCACCCCCACCCTACATCGCGCCGGTCTTATGTTTTTTTCCGGGGGTAAGTTTTTGGAGGTGTTTTAGGTCTCCTTGGTTCTGTTTTGATGCCTGATGGTTCTTGTAAGGGTTTGTGGTGTTCTGTTCGACTTTGGGTTTCCTTCATTTTTCCTTTCCCTGATGTCGGATTTTGCATTGCAAACTCTTTCAAGAGCCATCAGGCAGTTTTTTGTTTTTTGGAAAGGAAGATGATGCGTATGCCAAAGAAAGTAAGCGCAAAGTCTTCCGGGACTTTGCCTAAGATGCGACCTGCTTTGACACCAGAAGCGAGGGAAAATCAGTTGATTGCGCTTGCTATGGATGTGGTTGAGGAACGACTTCGTAATGGTACGGCTACTTCGCAGGAGACTACTCATTTTCTGAAGCTTGCTACGGAGAAATACCGGAACGAGACGAAGATTCTTGAGAAGCAGGCGGAGCTTGTTACGGCGAAGACCGAGCAGGTTCGTTCCAGTGCAAACAGCGAGGAGCTATACAAGGAGGCTATCGCTGCTCTTCGGAGATACGGGGGTCATGCAAGAAATGGCGAGGATTAAGTGTTATTCCGAATTAATCCAGATTCCAGAATTTGCGGAGCGATTTGCTTATCTTCGATTGGATGGACAGGTTGGTGAATCGACATTCGGTTTTGATCGATATTTGAATCAACGATTCTATCATTCCTACGAGTGGAAACGGGTTCGCGATATTGTGATTGCCCGAGATTCCGGCTGCGACATGGGAATCCTCGATCGACCGATTGGCGGAAAGATTTATATCCACCATATGAATCCAGTGATGGTTCGGGATGTTC